CTTACCATACTGGTAGATGGAACCTGTCTTAACCTCGTAACCCTCGGCATCGAGCTGCATGGTCTCAGACAGGGGAGCCATTGCATCAGCCATAGGAACGGTGCGCTGAATCTTCTGACGTACAGACCAAGCGGGGTTCTGCTTGAGTTGACCGCGCTCAATCTGGTATTCCATACCCTCGACGCGGAAACACTCCTGCCAGAAGAACTGATTCTCATCCAATTCGATTGTGCGGTCAATCAAGGTCTGCAAGAAACCCTGATTGCTACCACCTCCGAGATAACCTCTCTGATAGAGTTTCTCGATAGCTTCTTCCGAAGTCCACTGAAATTTCAATGCATTTGCCATAATCTAATCCTCCATTGCTTAAATCCAGAAAATGCCGTCAATCAGTGACTTGTTCTTAGCCAAAACATAGTCAGGCAGCGGTTGCATACGTGCAATCCAAGCCTGCTTGTTGTAAACGGCAGACATCGAATAGTTTGCTGTGCCGCTTTCGATACCATAACCCTCTGTGGGGAGCAGGTCGCGGTCAGCCTCAACGAAAGTATTGGGGTTCGGAACAAGCAGTTTGCAAGAACCAGTAGGATTGGCCTCTGCTGCATCTGCTGCTGCATCTGCCTCAACAAGGATTGTTGAAGTGGTAAGTGCAGTTCCGAGTGCGGAGTCAAGTGTGACCGCAAACTTCTTGTTTGCTGCATCATAGGTGACACCAGTAACCTTAGAGTAAGCACCAGTGTAGTCCTTCACACCGCTTGCGGTAACTGTGAAGGTCGCGTCAGACAAGTCAACCTTGCTGTTTGCAACGGTCAGCTCGCTTGCGGAAGAAACACCGATAGAGCCACTACCGATACTTGGTGCAATCATCAAGTACATTCCGACCTCTGGAGCGTCGCTATAGCCATCAGCCTCAAGGTAGATGGTCGTTGCGTTGTTGGCGGCGTTAGCCTGTACCTTGAACGAACGGAAGATGAGACAACCCTGTGCTGGGGTGTACTGCACCAACTGAGCGGCATACAAGTGGTCGAAGCCTTTCTTGGGGTTGAGGATTGTACCACCGAGGAGTACGTTGCCGCGCTGCTCACCGTTACCATCCTTTACCCACACCCATTTGCCGCCACGAACCTTGTGTGACGACTCATAGAAATAAGCTAAGTTTGTAACCATACCAATTAAACATTTAAGTTAATACTATTGTACCTTTACTTTAGGTAGTGAGTCAAGGAACTCATCCTCCTGTTTCTGAACCTGTTTGGGGGCAAGCGGTTTGATGTCACCGATGCTGTCCTTGAAGATTGCCTGGAAACGCGATGTCAATTTCTTTGCCTGTTCCTCGCTCGTAACATCCAACTTCGCCTCATAGTCCTTCGCGTATGCGTCAAAAGAACCGTGCAAATCCTGTCGAATGTTCTTCTTTGCCAAATCCACGATTTCATTGAACTTAGATTTCTTTGCTTCCTCATTCTTGAATTTCTGCAACTCCTCCAACTGCGTTTTCACATCCTCTGGGAGTTCATACGTAGGTGGTTCTTTCTTGTCGTCAGTGTGTTTGGCGATTTTCTTGTTCAACTCTGCAATCTGGCTCTTGTACTCGTTCTCTTTCGTCTCAAAAGCCTTCTGCTTTGATGTAAGTCCTTTTGACGTTGCGCTGAATGCGGTGTCGAGATTGAACTTCAAGTCCGCAATCATTGTCTCGTCATCAGGCTCCGTCTCCGCGTATCTCTTTGAAAAGAAATCCGAGAACTTGTCCTTGAAATCATCTGTCAGGGTCTCACTTGTGTACGCTTTCTCCGTACAGTAGTCGTTTGCTTTCTGCAAAACCTCTTCTTTTGTCATAATAGTTTTCTCCTATTTAGTTTGTAAAACAATTTGTTTGGTTGCAAAAATAGAATAAAACAACAATCACGAAAAAGTAATATTCAATATAAATAACAACAAAGAACCGAAAAGGTGAAAACATAATTAAATGAGGTTTCAAGACACATTGTTTCAATGTGTATCTTTGTGGCGAGAAAATTCTATTCTATGGCGAGGAAAAGGAACGATATAGTGTTGTCACCATTGGAGGATGGAAATCAGAAATACGCCATACGCTCCAATGCTGATTTCGTGTGCATGACGGGTGGCACGGGAGGAGGAAAGTCCTATGCGCTGTACTATGCACCGATAGAATACCTCGCTCTTAACGACAACGCGAAGATTGTCTGTTTCATGCGCAACGTGAGCGATTTCTGGGGTGCGGGAAAGGTCAACGACACATTGAAGAAAATGTATCCGCTCATTGACCGTTCCGTAAAGAAACAGCCACATGATCCGATTGGGGAAATCATCAGGAACCAAACCGATATGGGTATGAAGCTCTACAACGGATCAGAGATAAAGTTCCAGCAGCTTGACAACGAGAGTCCAATCGTGATAGATAAGATTGCGAAAGGTCTGCAGGCAAAGAAACTTATTTTCGATGAGTGCAACAAGTTCGATTGGAGAACTATTACCGCCTTTATGCCACGTCTTCGTTCCGATAGTTCAGGAAAGGCGCAGATATACCTTGCACAGAACCCTGAACGAGAATGCTTTATGAGGAAACTTTGCGGAAAGGGAGAACACGGCGGTGGTTGGATTAACGATGATGGCACGGTTGACAAGTCGATGGATGGTGTCGTTATGTATTTCAATATGCAGGATGGTGACATCGAGAAAACCTATTGGGGTAGGACCAAGAAAGAGGTCTATGAGAAATGCAAAGACCACATTGATGCAATGATAGCGTTAGACCCCGATATGACCTACGAGGATTTCATCCTGTCAATGGTTTTCTATACATTCAGCGTTCGCGACAACAAGAAGATGCTCGCAAAGAACAAGGGCTACCGTGGTCTTGCGGCCAACGCATCCACAGCGGCATCAGCATACAACGAGAACTGGAACTACTCCATTACCGATGAGGAGGAATCAATAGAGGACTTGGCAAACGTTCAGGTGTCCGAACTTGACATAGAGCGTATGTTCAGGCCGTTTGAGATTCCACAGGATAGCGTACTCGTCAAACGTTTTATGACGATGGATATGGCTACCACAGGTTTCGACAATCTTGTTTTCAAATATTGGGAACTATGGTCACGTTACGGGTTCATCTGCAAGGACATAAAATACTCCAAGCACAACGGAAACCGTGAGGCCGTAATGATGGCAATAAACTTCAAGGACAAGCACAACCTACAGGAAAAGGAGATGATTATCGATGTGCAGGGATTCGGATTCCTGCGCGATTGTTTCCCGCATGCTATTCAGTTTAGCGGTGCTGGAACATCATCAAGGAGGGGAAAGGCTCAGTTCAAGACATTCAAGGATGAGGCAGGACACGTTGCAATGGAGATGATTCAAAGCGGTTTGATACACTACGAACCGCGTCTTGCACAGATGCACTACGACCACAAGAACATGAAACGTGAGGGTGGTACGAATATCCTTAGGCATATGTTGTTTGAAGCAAGGATATTCCAATTTAACCGCACACCTAACGGTCGCATAGCAATGATGGAGAAAGACAAGATGAAGAGTATGCTGAAAGGAATGTCGCCGGACCTTACCGACAACATAATCCTATTGTGTGGTGGTGCAATATATGATTGCTATAGAATTCTAAGGGATGATGCAGGTGCCGCCCGCAAAGCCGTGGCCGCAAGTGATATGCTGACATTCCTGAATGTAAATCCTGATAGCGGTGTTGACACTAGGATACACCGTGTAAGTAAGATACGAAATGCAAGCGAGGTACTAAATATTTTAAGTTCGATATGATACGACAGCATGATATTAGATGGTTCCTATCCGAACCGACAAGGCTCATCAAGATGAAGCCATTCACACGTGGTGGTGTGATGCAGGCGCATGGGTACGAATCCAATGATGTGTTAAACAACACAATCCTTGAGACGGGATTCGCAAACCTGAAACTAAACCCTATTTCGCAGGACACGTACATAACAGAGTACCGACCTGATCTCCACCACATTATTCTCAATCAGGCAATACCTCACATCAAGGTTGTCCTGAACGGTATAGAACTTCCAAGCCGACTTATGGAGATGACGCAGACAGCATCGTTCCAGAAGATTATCCATGCGGCGCACGTTCGCAGCCTTACAAGCAATCCGCTTGAGTTTACCCTATGCAAGAAAAGCGAGAATCAGGGCGGTGTAGATGCTTTTGAGGAGGTAAAAGCCGAATGGAACTGGAGAAACAACGACTGGTGGTTGTCGCAGGCAATCAACACATGTAAGCAATTGGGAAACTGCGGCATCCTTTTCAGTTACGACAGCGCATCGAACCATTACGACATAACAAGCTACTCATATGAGGATGGCTATCAGATTGTGCCTAACTATGATGAGTATGGAATAGAGGTAGCCCGTTCGCTCGTGTATGAAATAGATGGTAGTCTTGTAATAGACACATACGATGCCACAGACCACTACCATATCGTTCAGGCAGATACCGAAGGTGGATGGGAAATCCAGAAAGAGAAACACGGATTCTCCCGTTGTCCGCTACTCCACAAGCGAGGAAAGGTGGCATGGGAATATGCCGAGAGTACAATCGAGATATGGGAGTTGATGACAAACATCCAGAACATCGCTCTAAAGCGTTTCGGCACGTTTGCCTTGGTGTTTACGGGTGAGATGGATAAGGATTCGTTCCAGCGCGATTCTAGCACCCTTATCATCAATCTTTCAAGCGACACGACAAACGGAAAGCAGGATGCAAAGGTATTGGAGTTCCCAGAACCGAAAACAATGGATGGATACCTCAAGACGCTTGAAGAAAAAATTTCACTTTTCAGTTCAACATCATTTATTACTCCGAAAGACATTACCGCAACGAACAGCGGCGGAAACGGTATCGCATTGGCTATGTCTAACGACTACGCCCTTGCCACACAGTCTGCATTGGATTGGAGGATGTTCGTCAATGAGATGTTCTATCTGCATCAGGAGGGTCTTGACCTTGAAACCAACGGCGTCGAGAAATACGGCAAACTTATGGTGGGAGCGAAGATTGTTCCTTGGTCGCTTGAAACGAACAACACCAAGATCACCAACCTGCAGATGGAGGGAAAGTGGTTGTCTATGAAGACAATCATTGAGAAATCTCCCGATGCAGCACCCGATGAGGTGGAGAGGATTATTGAAGAGCGTGGTTCTCTTATCCCTCAGGATGGTGTTTCTGATGCTGAGACGGAAAAGGCCGCTCGCATAAGCAAGAATAATTCTAACGAGATAGTTGACAATAGAGTTCAAACGGGGTTGGATTAAAGAAAGGAGGAAATGTCTATGGAATGGTATAGTGTACTTACAACAATAGTTTCGTTAATCGCAGGTGGTGGTTGGTTTATTTATTATCGCGCAAACAAGCGCAAGGCGAATGGAGAAGCCACACAGAGCGAGGCAGAGGGTTGGAGAAAACAGCAAGAGGTGTATGAATCCACAATCGAAAGTCAGCGTGATTGGTACAACCGACTGAAAGAGGACTTTAATGTCGTGATTGACGAGAACTCCAGACTTCGCAAGGAAAACAATGAGCTTCGGGTTAAAATCAACGAAATGGAAAATGTGATATTTGAGTTGCGCAAGGAACAGGCAAGACAGGGTCGCAGGCTCGATGCACTTACGAGGAACGGCAAAAATAAGAAAGGGGAATGATATGAAAATACTAAAGAAAGGTAGTCGGGGTGATGATGTAAAGATACTGCAATGTGCCTTGCATCTTTACCAAGATGGTATTTTTGGTAGCCTGACGGAAGAGGCTGTCAAGGAGTTCCAGAAAGCGCACAACCTTGTTGCCGATGGCATTGTTGGAGAAAAGACGTGGCAACTCATCCTTAATGATTCCCTGTTTGTCAAAAAGTCAACCCGAACCATTAAGGAGATTATAGTACACTGTTCAGCAACACTAGAGGGAAAGGCATATACCGTTGACGACATAAGGCTTTGGCACAAGCAAAAAGGGTGGTCTGACATCGGATACCATTACGTTGTGTACCTTGATGGTAGCATTCATAATGGTAGGAATGTCAACATCAGCGGTGCGCATTGTGAAGGTCACAACACACATTCCATAGGTGTTTGTTACATTGGTGGTTTGGATGCCAGAACAAAAAAGGATAAAGACACCCGAACCGACAAGCAAAAAGATGCTCTTGTAGGCTTGCTGAAAAGACTTAGGGGTTTGTATCCAAATGCCCGAATCTATGGTCACAACAATTTTTCAAGCAAGAGATGTCCGTGTTTTGATGCAAAAACTGAATACAGGAATATATGAAAAAGTTAGCATTTGTAATTTTCGCACTTATGGTTCTTACCTCGTGTGCGACCAAGACCAAGATTGAATACCGTGACAGGGATGTGAACCACTACATCACAAACACTGTCCACGACACATTGATTAGCAACACCCATGATAGTATCTACTACGAGGTTGTTACGAAAGGTGATACGGTGTATGCTACAAAGTACAAGGAAAAGTTCATCTATTTAGACAAAATCAAAATAGAGAAAGATACCTGCTGGCGCGATAGCGTTGTTACTGAATACAAAGAAACCATCAAAGAGGTAGTTAAAATACCTAAAATATACAGGATGGGTTTGATAATATCCATCATTTCAATTATTTTTGCAATATTAAAACTCTTGAAATGGCTGAAAATAAGTTAGGACTGAACCAAGTGTTCCCGATTTACAATGCGGACGGTACATCGTTCAACGACCTTGTTCTTCGCAAAGCCACATGGGACAGTGTAGTCATGTCACTTGGTGACAAAATTACTGGTGACGTGTACTACAAGGACAACTCCCTCTTGGTTACCATGAAGGAGTACATCCTGTACAAGGTCAATCCTGATGATGCGAATGAACAGCCAGTCAAGTACACGTTGGTGAATCCTCCGACCATAGTCCGTGAGGGTATGGTGTCCGACAACGGTGACATGAAGGGTATGACCAAATACTCTTTCACGTTCTACCATCCTATGTGTCAGTTGGGTAATCTCCCGTTCAGTGATGTTGCGGTGTCGCAGAACGAGGAGTTGTACCTTTCTGAAAACAAGGTGTTCAGTTGGATAGGTAAACCTGCTGATTTCGTTGCCAAGCTAAACAATAATCTTACGGGTACTCAATGGATAATTGAGATAAGCGAGAGATTCCCCATTACAAAACTTGACGTACTAAGTGAAGTGAAGCCGTTCGACAACAACACAGTTGCGGATGCGTTGAAATGGGGTTACGAAACTTGGGAGGTTCCGTACATCGTTGACACGGTTGCATACGATGAGGACAGTTATCTGTTAGGCAAGCGTTTCAAGGTTGTGTTCGGACTACCATCAAACGAGATATACGACACGGATGGGATTACTCCGTTCGTTTTTAAGTTCGGCAAGGGTGTCGGATTGAAGAACAATTCCCGTACACCAAGGAATAACAAGATAGTCACGAGAATCAGCGGTTACGGAAGCGAGGACAACATACAGTACGGTTATCCGCAGATTGTGTGGTCAGGAAGTGAGGATGATAGTAGGTTGCGCTACCCGTTGTATGATGGTATCGTGAACGGACAGTATGTGAAACTCATCAAACATCCGTTCACTCGCACACATCTTATGCCGAGCATATATAGGGAAACATTGGATAAGAAGGTCAACCCGAACAATCCGAACTATGACCCCAATACAACACTCATAGACTACTATGATGCAATATCGGATGCCAATTACTCTTTCCCGAATCAGATAAACCCCATTGCACCATCTTACGAAAGTAAGGAGTTTGATGTAAAGCCTGAGTTCAACACAGGTCAGAACAATGTTACCATCAGTGGTGCTGTTCCTTTGAACGGAGACCTTACGGAAGCTGAGGCTTGGGTTGATGATATGGATGAGGACGGGAACTTCTCTCAGTCCTATTTCAAACTGACTCTACCCGCTCTTGGCTTTGACATCTATGCTTGCGCTGCAATCACTCAGGAGATGCAGATTAACATGCGCAGCGGTGCTTGTATCGGTTGTACATTCCCCGTTGAGGTTGATTGGGAATCGTACAAGGCTAATTTCTACACAACGGATGGGGATTTCGCCCCTAACGGAGAACAGAGAAACCTTGAGTTGTTCCCAGATTCCACCGCATCATCGATTAGCGTCATCGTCAAGAAAG